ATCATTTGACCCCCTTGTTAACTATTTCCCTGACGCTGTTGTACTGGGCGATACAAGCGTTGAGGTCTTTGATGGCTGAGTCCCCGTCTGAGGTGATGGCGACAATATCTTTAATAGCCTGTCTGTCAGATTCGCTTCCCTTGTTTCCATCTCCAGCGGGGGCACTTGGATTGGCTTGTACGGCACAACTGGTCGGGAGGCGCAACTCGCCAGAGTCAACACGAGCATCAATACTAGACTGCTTGGTTTTAATATCATCTTTGGCCTTCCTTAAAGCTGTTGTCGCAATCGCGATCTTCTGGTTTAACTCGGCTTCTTTGGCGCGAGCTTCGCCATTAAGTCGGATAATTTCTGCTTGATCTTCGTCCACACGTTGTTGATAGCCTGCATGATGTCCATAAAAGTACACTCCTATAAAAGTTGAAATAACACCAATAATTAACCACGGATTAAACATTTCCAGCCCTCGCCTGCGCCATGCGCTCACGCTCGTGGTCAGCCTCTAGTGTAGGCGGACTCATCGGTGGAGGTGGAGGCGTCCAATTAGCAGGCGCTACAGTGATATTTTGAATAGGTGGGGGTGGAGGTGCCACGTAAGCATCCTTACCCGCCTTGATGTTGTTCATCATGGCTGTGGCCTCGTTAGTCAGCCCCTTAGTCAAAATACCGCCTATACCGCCCACAATCAGCAGAACGATGTCATTAAGCATCTTGGTGTACGCCTGGTCAATTGGCGCCATTTGCTTGATCGGCTGGGTTACAAAAGTAACTGAATAGAGAAGCGCAAAGGTGATGAACGCAAATATAAGCGTCACCATGATAACGACAAACGCCCGTACTCGGACGTCTATCTCATCGGCAGTTAGTCGAGGCTGGTCCTGCTTGTTGGACAGGAGGGCTAACAATAGTTCCTTCAATTTTCTTCTCCAAGACGGGTGAAATTAAATATTCTGGGCATGTCTGATCAAACTCACAACGCGGTTTTTGGCACTGTGCGGCACTAAAGTTATCAGGGTTCTGACAAAAGTATCTATACTGATCTCCGCACCCCGCTAACAATAAAATCAATAAAGCGCATACTCTCATTCTTCCCTCTTTTCTTTTTGACGCTCAAGTTCTTTCTTTAACTTCTCTATTCTCTTTAAATCATTAGCAATCAAAATTCTTTCTTGATGTATATCCATGTACAAAAACCCAAGAATCGGCAACACCAGGACAATAAGAAGCGCTAGGATGATGATGGTAATTACATACCCCCATGTGTCACTCGATTTATTGCCCACATCAGTCCTGCCAAATATATTGCTACAAAGATTACCATTACTGTGCAAGCACTCAAAAACCAAGCCCTATCCGCCGCTTCCCTTGCCTCCGCTTCTCGTTGCGCCCTCTTTCTGACTTCCGCTTTCCTGGCTAACTCTTGTTTAACTTTGACCGTTCCAATCATCTGATTGACGCGGGAATATAAATCCTTTAACTCCGGCGGCACATGATAGATCATGTAATCCGTCAAATCCTGCCCCATCTGCTCTAGCTGTGTTTTAGCTATTACCAAGCGGATAGACCTCTCATACGTGTCCCCATCTGGGTCAAAAATCTTCTCAATCTTCTCTTCTTCTACCCTTATCGCCTCTGCACAATCTCTGAAATTTTTAAAGAATATTACCAGTTGATCACCAATCTCTGCGTATATTGCCTTCTCGTCAAACTTTACTTTTTCTTTTTTCTTAGGCGCTTCGACTTTCTGATTTCCCTGATCTGGAGTTGGTTGCGCAAATAGCTTTCCAATCCATCCCCATATTCCCTTAACCTCTTTTGCAATCTGTTTAACTTCTCCGATAGTCTTGTTGACATCTTTTACAAGCGCCTTGCCTTCGTTGTACATCGCGCACAACTCTTTAACCCCCGTGAAGGCGGCATTTGCGGCTTGGAATAAAAGCAAGAACTCAATGTTAGAAACCTATAAACTTGTGCAGGAGCTGGGCGGCAACTCCAGGACCCAAAAGAACGCAGGCCATGAGAATATAAAGCATAGTCTCAATTCGCTTCATTCTTTTGGAACCATCATCAAAACGCGATTGAATCGCGGTGTACCGCTGTGCACAAACAGCCTCATGGACTGCAAGCTTCTTGTCGGTTTCTGTGGCTAATTCGTGCACGCCGTCCATGATTAGCTCGCTAGAGTTTCTGTGGGGGGCGATTGAATCGCGTTTTCTGGCTGATTTCTGGCTTCAGTTTGAATTCCTTCGATCAATTGAAATACTTCTTGGTAAGGACGGCTTCCCAAGTAAGACAAAAGTCCGTTTATTAGATTTGTAGAAATTTGCAGTTTTTCCATTTTTTTCTCCTTTCCGCTAAGATTGGGTAGCGGATTGACCCATTTTATTATGTCGAAACAGAAAAATTGATATTGTTTGCGCCAACAGCAATATACCGTTGAGATGTATTAGCACTGCACGCAATTGCTAAGAAAGAATTAACTTGGCTTGTGACTAACAAAGTATAAGTCCATGTTGTGCCATTTGTAGACTTAAAATAACCCTGGTCAGCGCTTCCATTTTGTGCCGCTGAAATCATTAATCCTGCGGCATTAATAGCAAGACAACTAGATCCTTTACCGCCTAGATTTACGCCGTATGTACCACTGGCCAAAGACGGAACAGCCCAAGTAGATCCAGTTGAATTTGATAATGAATAGTAAGAAGGTCCATACGAACCAATCGCTACAAACTGATTTAATTTAGCGTTCCAAACTACTCCAGCCATAATAACGCCAGATGTTGCAGGTGGTACGCCCATTGATCCGCCAGTAAAGCTCGTACCGTTTGAAGACGATATAAAAATCGGCGTCTGAGCGCTTGGGCCAATGTTAAAGTACGCACCTACGCCTGACCAATATCCTGCTGGATTTACAGTTAATGCATATAGTGTCGGGCTACTACCTGTACCGCTTATGGTTACTGGAGAAGTCCAGGTAGTTCCATTAGAAGAGTAAACCGTCGCAATCAGCGAAGAGTACTGTCCCGCAACAACTGTAAGACCTGAAGAATTTACAGCCACACAACTAATAAAGAAGTTAGATATTGTGGCCTGTAAAGTAGCCGTTCCGCCGGTTGTTATCGTGTAAATAACGCCGTTGTTATTACCGTCTTGCCCTACAGCAATAAATACTCCCAGGGTTTGATTCCATGCTACAGATGATAAGAACGGTATTTTGGTACTTGAGTTCAGTAATGTAGTTGGCGCACCCCAGGTTGTACCATTTGACGATAACCAAAAGGCCGCATTGTTGTTTGTGGGTCCACTGGTATAGTAACCGCCTACGACGCAATATACCCCGCCAGAACTGCAATCTACGCCGTAAGTAACACCGTTAGCGTATAAAGAGGTTGGTGTAGTAAATCCTAAGAAGGCTGAGGCACTATGAAAGCTATTCATATTGATGGCACCAGAGGTAGCTACACCGCTGTTATTGGACGTGTTGGGTACGTATCCACCGCCTCGGTAATAAGTCTTAAGTCCAATAGGCGTAGAACCACCAAACTCAGTATTTACGGCTGAGAGGGATATTGCGCCAGAACTGGGTAGCGTCATGCTGGTGTACCTGATGCAGTTACGTTAGCAAGGGCTATGAAATTACCGCTAGAGTCTAAAGAGGCCACTACAGTACCGTTATAGCTAAATTCTAGGACTGTGGCTGTACCGCCGGTTTGTACCGTCCAGCCTCCTGAATTAGATATTTTTGTGGCACTTGTTGCGGTTGTTGCGCTTATTGCAGTACCCGCGGTTGCGGCGTTTAGGTTGGCCACTTGGGTTGTGCTTGAGACAACAAAAGGAGGCGTTCCTGTGGATACGGTTGAGGTAATTTGACTGAATGTACCGCTTGTTGCTGACTTAGTAGCCAAGACTTGAACCGTACCTGAGTTATCCTTGTAGAACAATTTACCATCGGCATAGTTAATTGCTAACTCACAGCCAGAGGATGAGCTAGTCAAATTGGCCGCGATTGGAGTATTTGTTGACGTACCACTTCCGTATATCAGCAAAGGAGTGTATCCGGATTGGCTCATGGTAATGTCTCCATAAATGTTGTTAGTGCTGATCCAGTAATAGGATTACCTTCAGCATCGTTTAATTGGACACCGTTTTGAATGTCTTTTTTGAAGTTTGCATAGTCTGTATTGTCTGGTGCAAATGGGATGCAAGCAGTATCTGTACTTCTTGTAACAGATAAAATTTTGGGAAACATTTCAGTTGTTGATTGCAATTGATACATTTTATAACTCCGAGGATGCCGCTAAATAACCGCTAGTAGTATTGTTAATATAAAGAATTGCGGCATAACCAACAGTACTTGCTGTTAAAGAATTATATTGAATCATTGCTGAATCTGTACCTGTATAAGTAAGATTTGGTGATCCTACGCTAGTAGATGCAGAACCACTTGCAAGCAACAAAGTATTTCCAACAAAAGTTGGCGCAGATCTCATAGTAACTGGATATTTTAAATATAACTGAGCATTTGCACTTGCAAAATAATGTCCTGCCGCAACTCCTGCATAATTTCCGCCCGTTCCGCCTAGCACCATAATTTGCCAATAATATCTTTGACACAAAGTTAGTTCAGTAGTAATGGGGCGGTAATCAAAAGATGTTGCTTGCGTTCCTTTTTCTAATTGCACACCAGTTACATAAAAAGTAGCTCCGCTTGTTGAAATCCAAGCAGTCTGTCCAGTTGCTCCAATGTAACTTCCTGATGTCCAAGAACCTGCCGCAGTTAGATTAGAAGAACCCGCACTCAAGCAAAAATCAAGATATAAACCAACTCCGTTTGTTCCTCCTACCCATGTTCCAGTTGTTGGACCAGGAATCGTTGCGCTAATCTGCGTCCATGTATTGGCTACAGGTATTGAGTAAGAAAAAGCATAGCTTAGTGTTGTTGCACTATTTCTTATTGCTCCACTAAATGTCCCAGTCACACTTGAATAAACCCATGCCGATACTGTTACCGTTTGTGCATTAGCAGTACCCCAATTAAAATCAGATGTGGTAAAACCTTCTATCGGTTGTTGAATAATAAAATAATCACCAGAGGAAGGAGTTTCTGTAGCTGTTACTGTTAGCAACATACTTGAACTAAATCCTGCGGGGGCAGTACTTGACAACTGATACGACCAAGTTCCTGAGCCTGACTTATACAAAGCCCATCTATCGGCAGAATAACCAGAAGGAGCGGGACTTTGAACTGCGCCAGAATATCTTTGATCAATTTGCATCTGACCGTTCATTACACGGTTCTTAAAGCCATAGTACTGCGCTGTCGTTTGGAGCATCCCACTTGGGACTTGTGTCAAGCTCATGCTAATCCTTCAAGAAAGGTTTTAATCTGATCTGCCGTCATAGGGTTGCCTTCAGCATCACTTAGTGCTACGCCATTGGCTAGGTCT